GGTAGAACTTTAGATATAGAAGATGATAAGAAGCTTAAAGAGATAGAAGAGTTTTATAAACAAGTAGATAAAAAGATAAACTTAGCTTTAAAATATGCACGAATCTTTGGTGGGTCAGCTTTAATAATTGTATCAAAAGATGATGATTTAAAACAACCAATAACTAAAATGACACAAGGTGACTTAGTTAATATAGCAGTAGTAGATGCTTCACAGTTAACACCTCAAGAATTAGATAGAAACCCTTTAAGCCCAAATTATTTAAAACCTAATAGTTATATAGTTACTGGTTCTAGTCAAACAATAGATGCATCAAGAGTTTTATATGTTGATGGTGTAACTACTACAAATAGAGAGCGTGAAACTAATAATGGTTTTGGTTCATCTATTTATGAAAGAATAAATAACAATATAGAAGATGCAGCACAAACAAATGTTGCATTAAGAAACTTAATAGAACAAAGCAATATAGATATAGTTAAGATGGATGGTTTAAATGATGCTATAGCTAGTGGTTCTGAAGATGTAGTACAAGAACGAATACAAGTAATGTCAAGTATGAAGTCTATATTAAATACTATAGCTATTGATGGAAAAGATGATTATGTTAATATAGCTAAAAGTTTTGCTAATTTAGATACTGTTCAGATGAATATGTTTATGTTAGTAGCTGCTTCTGCTGATATACCATTTACTAGATTTATGGGTAAAAGTGCTGATGGTCAAAATGCAACTGGTAAAGGTGACTTAATAAACTATTATGATTCTGTTAAAGCTGAAATACAAATAGATAAACTACAAGAGATATATAGTTTCTTAGACCCTATTGTAAACTTACATTTATTTGGAATAGAAGAACCATTTAAATATGAGTTTAATCCTTTATTCCAAATGACTGAAGAAGAACAAGCTAATATAGACAGAACTAAGGCAGATACTCATGCTATATATTTAGATAGAGGTGTAGTAACTGATGCAGCTGTTTTAGCTGAAGTACAAAAAGATGGTTTATATAGTGATTATAATCCTGATAAAGTACCGGTGTTTAAATAATGAATAATAGAACAAGAGCTATACATCAAAATGCTTTAATGAACACTATGAGAAAACATGGTGCTACTGAAAAAGAGATATATGAAGCTATAAAACCTAGTCTTGAAGTACAAACAAAAGATTATAGTATTGTATTTATGATTTTAACTTGTATTTTTATTACTTGTATGGTAATAAGTATGGGTATAGGTATATATAATGCCTAACAATAACAAACTTAAACTTAATGAAATAAAAACAAAGAATAAAACTAAGAAACAAGTAAAAGTAAAACCTACTAATATACCATTGAATATAGAGCGTGAGTTTCATGCACAAATAAGAGCTTATAATAATCAATTTAAAGAAGCAATAAGAGAGGTGTTATTTCCACTTATAGCTAATTTCTCTAAACTTACAAGAGATGAAATATTTAAACGAAAAGCTGTTGTTTCCTTAGATAGTTTTGCTAGTACTCTTAATTCTGACAATCAAGTTAATAAAACAAAATACTTATTAGACACCTATACTATTTTATATTTACATGATGGTATAGGTGAAGATATAAATATAGCAATAGAAGCCATTAGACAGAAGTTTGATTTTATAGCTGCAGCAGAACAAATATCTCAAGGTATGGTTAGTAGAGTATCAAGGATAAATGAGAATAAAACTAAAAAGACTATTGAAAATGCTATAGGTGTAGATGTAGGTAATATTATAGCTAGTGAGAACTTAACATCATTTGTAGAAATGCAAACAATACAAAACGCAGAACTTATTAAAAGTGTACCTCAAGGTGCTATAGAAGATATTAGAAGAATAGTATTAAATGGACTTAGTGAAGGTCTTAGACACGAAGAGATAACTAAACAAATTAGTGGAAGTTCTTTAAATAGTACATTTAACAAGATGAATAATAGAATTAAAACTATTGCTAGAACTGAAGTAGCTAAATTAAATTCTCAAATAACAAATAAAAGATTAACTAATTTAGGTATAAAAAAAGCTGTATGGGATGCTACAAATGATAGTAGAACTAGACCATGCCATGCTATAAGAGATGGTAAAGAGTATGATATAGCTGTAGGATTATATAGTAGTTGTGATGGTAATACAATACAACCCGGACAAGAAATAAACTGTAGATGTGTTGCAGTACCAATAGTGGAGTAATAAGATGGCAATATTACCAGTAAGAATAGATTTAGATTCTACATGGAAAGAGATAAGCACAGATATATTTAATGTATTTAAAGCTGGAGAAAAAGTAGAGTTTTTTATACTTTATGCAGATTCACAGTTTTTTGAATTGTTAGTAGATACTTCAGGTATAGAAGTTATAGATACATCTTTTAATAATAAAGGTACTAGACTAGATCAATATTTAACACTAGTATCTGTAACATTAAATTTAAACTATAGATATTATGCGAGAAGTTTATTAAATAATTCTTTTGTGAGTATAAAACCTAGTGCTTTAACTGGTCAGTCTACTATTGTAGATGCTGCTGGAAGAAGTAATACTATTGGATTATTTGGTGAACAATGGGCTACAGATATAAAGAATGATATATTAGCTCAATTTAGTTATGGGAAGTCTACAAGAGATTTAAAAAATGAAATAATCACTAGCACAGGAACTGTCACAATAAAAGATGATAATTTATTAACAGTATCAACTGGTACAGATATAGATGGATTAGCTGAAATAGAATCTTATAACTCTATTAGATATAGACCCGGACATACAGCTATGGCACAATTTACAGCATTATTTACTGAACCTACAGCAAATAATACTCATCAATGGATAGGTGTTGCAGATGGTACAGATGGTTTTGCTTTTGGTTTTATTGATGGTATATTTAGTATTACACTTATGAGAAAAGATATACATACTCATATAACTGATTTAAATGGTAATATAGATATAGCTGATATAGATTTTACAAAGCTTAATCTATTTAGAATTACTTATGGTTATTTAGGTATTGCACCTATTAGTTTTGAGATTATACCTAAAGATGGGAATGCTTTTGTACCTATACATACTATTAGATTACAAGGTATTCAAACACAAACACATATACAATTACCTTATTTACCTATTAAAATGAAAGTAGAAAATGAAGGTAATAATACAGATGTACAAATTAGATCAGGTAGTTGGCAAGGTGGTTCATTTGGATTTTGTCAAGATTGTGGAAATAGACCTTTTCATTATCCATTAGTTCCGGGTTCAGCTACTAAATTAAATATAGGTACAGCGATGGCTCCTATAGCAGCTTTTAGAAGTAAAACTAATTTTCAAGGTTTTATAAATAAGATAAGAGCTAAATTACAATTATTTAATTATATAGCTTATGATGGAGATGGGATAGTAACTCTACAATTAATAGCTGGAGCTACAATAAATGGAACAGAGGGAGTTAATTATAATTTTATTGATATAGATAGTAATAATAGTATAATGGAAGTATCAACAGATTTAACAGGCTTTACTAATGGTTTTCCCGGCTTAACAATGATTTCTAATCCTACAACATTAGGGAGTAAACAAACAAGTTCACCTGAAGATTTAGATGCTGAAGCTCTAGGATTATTTATTGATCCGGGTCAAGTTTATATTATAGCAGCTAAAATAGATTCAGGTACAGTAGATATAGACTGGGCTGTAAATTGGGCGGAGTTATTTTAATGTTTAATAAAATAAAAATAGATGTAAAAGATTTTGTATTAAAAAGAGTAGGTATTATTATAAATAAGAATGAATCTATAACTTATATTATACCTAGAGATTGTTCTATGGAAATAGCATATAAACAAATAACTATATTTAGTCATAAAACTTTTGTATTATATTTTAATGATGATATAATAAAAAAAGAATTTTTAAACCAAATAGGAGTAAAAGATGCCTAAGAAAAAAGAGCTGAAGGGAAAACAGAAGCAGAAGCGTGGGCAATAGCTAATAGTACATTTGATGGTGCTCTAGTAGTAGGTATGAAAGATAGTGCTGTTTCATTTGAAAGTAATATAGATGAAGATACTGGATTTCTTCATGTAGATGCTATTATAGCTAGAACAGGAATACAAAAATATTTAGCTTCTGAGTTAGGTGATGAGGGTGATGAAGTTGTAGGTATATTTAGACCTATAGAAGAAGTTACACATGATGATAGTGTTGCTAGTTTCACTAATTCACCTATGACTGATAATCATCCTATGGAGATGGTAAACATAGATAATTTTAATAGATATCATAAAGGTAGTATTTCTACTGTAAATGTGGTACAATTAGATGATGGTGAAACTGGATTAAAAACCAAGCTAGTGATTACTGATAAAAACTTAATAAATTCTATTAAAGAATTCTATTAAAGAAGGTAAGAAGGAATTATCAGTAGGTTATGAAAACATACTAGTTCCAAAGGAAGGCACACATAACGGTGAAAGGTATAGTTATATCCAAACGAGGATAAGAGCTAATCATGTAGCTGTTGTGGATGCTGGTAGATGTGGTGGTATTTGTAAATTGATACTAGATAATGGTATAATAGCAAGTGCAATTTTAAAACAAGGAGATGAGATGGTAAAGATTACGATTAATGGTGTAGAGTTTGAAGTAGCTGAAGAAGTTGCTGAAGAACTTAAAAGACTTCAAGAAGCTAAGACAGCTACTGAAGAAGATGCTGAGAAAAAAGAAGAAGAGAATACTGAAGCTATGGATAAACTTCAAGCTACTGTAGATACTTTAAATGTTTCTAAAGCTGAGTTAACAAAAAATTTAAATGACTCAAAAGGTCAATTAGGTGGAGCTGTTGCTGCTAAATTAGCTTTATTAGATGTAGCTGGTTCTTTTAAAGTAGAAGTAAAACCTACTGATACTGATCTAGCAATTAAACAAGCTATAGTTAAATCTTTTGATATGGATGTAGAAGGTAAATCTGAAACTTATTTAGATGCTGCTATTGAAATTAAGAAAGTAGAGTTAAATGACAAACAGACTAGAGCCGATGATGCTCAAGCAAGTTTTGATAAAGTTGGTGATGAGTATAAGGGTGCTGGTAAAACAGTAGACTATGATGCTATCAGTGAAAAAGAAATAGGTCAAGGAGAATAAGATGCCTTTTAATAATACAGTTTTAGAAGATGCACCGGGATTAGATGCTGGTGAAGTTATAGCTGGTCATGTTAGTAATACGGATGGATTTACTACATTTGAAGATGGTTTACTAGTAGGTAGATTTGCTAAATATGATGCTGGGTCACTAGATAACCTAGATAGTTCTGCAACACCTGTACTAGCTGGTATTGTTAAGCGTAATTTAACAGGTGACATGAATAAAGTAGTTTATGATACTGAAGATGATATTGCAGAATTATGTAACTTTGGTTATGTAACTGTAGATGTTGTAACTGGTGATACACCTGTAAAATACGGTCAAGTTTATACAATGAATGTAGATAGTTCGGAAGCTGGTAAAGCAACGGATGATAATACAAAACTAGAAGTTCCCGGTGCTATATTTTGGAAAGAAATTAAAACTGATGTATGGGAAATTCGTATAATGATGGGTGTTGAAAATGCACTTACAGCTATTGCAGCATCTAGTTTAGAAGTTACTGCGGTTGATGAAACTGATGGTACTGCTACATTAACACTACAAGCTAAAGCTATTGATGGTTCTGATCTAGCAGAAAATGTACTATTTAGAGTGTGGGTAGGTGGTGCTGATGATTTTGGTGTGGATGCAATAACAGGTATAACGATTGATACTGGTACATCTAAAGAAGCTGTTACAGCTAATGCTGAGTATTTGGTTATTACTGATGCAACAGGTGAAGCAGTGCTAACACTTAATAATGGTGGTGCTGGTACAATATATGCATGGGCAGAATTAGCGGGTAATATTTATCCAACAGATGCTATCGTTATTACTTCAGTTTAATAAAATAAGGGATTACAAATGAAAATTAAAGTAAAAAATATTTACAATATGGATAGTTTTAAGAAAGCTGTAGATGCTTCTAAAACTTTTGATGGTGCTGCTGGTATTTTATTACCTAGACAGTTAGAGCATATTTCAACAACAATTTATCAGCAAAAATTCGCTGAGTTATCGTTTTTAAGTATGTCAGGTATTACAGTTAATAATGAGGGCGGTACAGCTGAATTTATTACTAAACTTAAAAGAGGTATTAATGGTGATTTTGCTACTGCTGGTAATTCAACTAATACAGATGGTAAGATTTCACTACAAACTGAGAGCGATACTATTCCTGTTATTATGAAAAAAGCAGAGAGTGATTGGACTGAAATTGAGTTAGAACAAGCTCAAACTGCTAATCAAAATTTAGTAGGTGATTTTATTGGTGCTCATAATGAGAGATATAATCAGCAAATTGATGGTACTGGTTTTGTAGGTACAGATAGTATTAAAGGTCTATTAAATAATAGTAACTTTGCTTCAGGTGCTTCAGCTAATACTTTTGATAATTTAACAGGTCTTGAACAATATAGTGAGATTAAAGACCTTATTAATGCACAATGGGCAGCTGTTCAACTTGATCCTGTATTTAGTGCTGATAAAATTGCTATTGCTCCTATTACTTATAGTATTATCAATTCTACTTACATAGATACTACTGGTGGTGTAGGTACAGTTAGAGAAGCAATTGAAAGAAACTTTAATGTTAAATTTGTAATTACTTTTAGAGCTGCTGATGTAGGTAGTGAAGCTGTTATGGTAGCTTATAGTTCAGATGTAAGAGCTATGGTTATGAGAATCCCTACACCTTTAAGAGTGTCTAATATCTATCAAAAAGGTTTTAGTTCTTATTTAGAATCTTTATTTAGAATTGGTGGTCTTGATGTTATTGAGAGTCTATCAGGGCAAATTTTAACGGATGTGTAATTATGAGTAAATCATATGAAAAAACAAGAGCTAACCCCCTATATTTAGGTAAGGGGTTGGTGATTGAAACTGATACATTTACAGATAAAGATTTTAATGAAGTTAATAGAAAAAAGTTAAAGGCTGCTGTAG